ATTCAAATACAAGTCCGTGGTATACAACTACTATTAAACAAGACTATCTTGATATTTTAAAGATACGGCCAGTAAGTGCAGAACCGGATGATTTTTTATATACAATTGAACCACAATATGCTTACCGTCCAGACTTATTAGCATTTGACTTATATGGTACTGTAAATTTATGGTGGGTATTTGTTCAAAGAAATCTCAATGTTTTAGAAGATCCTATATTTGATTTTACTATCGGAACAAAAATATATATTCCTAAAAATAGCAGTTTACAAACCGTTTTAGGATTATAATATGGGACTTTTAGATAGTGCTACTACTATTCCAAACGCAATTAGTTCTGCTACGTCAGTATTGTCAGGACCTGCATCTGCATTATCTTCAATAAAAGATTCAGTCAGCGGGCTGTTTAGCGGGTTTACTAATAACTTTGTTAAAACAGGTGCAAAGTTACCACTGCCTAATCCGTTGTTTAAGTATGCAAGTTATACCTATACCTTAGGACTTGGATGTTTAACAGCGGATCAATTAAACAATCCAGATACTACCTATCGAGCAGGTAAACGTGTAAAATTAATTTGCAAGTCTGCTAGTATAGATCCAAATAATAGAGTCAAAACACCCTATGGAAAATTTGAATTTTATTTAGATGATATAGAAATTAAAAGTCTAATTGGGTTTGAAGAAGGCAATAATACAAATGCCCTTAGGTTAAAATTTAAAGTTACAGAACCATACAGTATGGGATTGTTTATGATTGCTTGTCAGCAAGCCGCCCAAGAACTTAAACATCCTAATTATTTTGAAGCTCCTTATATATTAACTATTGATTTTAAAGGAATTACTGAAACTGGAAAAATGGAAACAATTCCTGGAACTAGTAGACAAATTCCTTTTAATTTTACAATCATAAGCATGAACGCATCAGAGTCTGGGAGTGTATATACATGTGAAGGTTTACCAGTTAATCAACAAGCATTACTTGATGTCAACAATAAATTTAAAAGTGATGTTAGTGCAAAAGGTACAACAGTACAAGAAGTTTTGCAAACTGGTGAAAAAAGTATTCAAGCAGCCGCCAATCAATTTTATCAAGATCAAAAAAAGAAAAAAGCAGTTTCTACCCCAGACGAAGTATTAATCTTATTTCCAAAAGAAATAGCATCAGATCCTAATTCGTCAAATGCATCAAAAGATACTGAAAATAATCAAGGGGCTACTCAATCTCCGAACCAAGCTGGCGCAGATGAATTGCTTAATAAGTTAGGAGTAAGTAGAAATGCTCTTAATTTTCTAGTACAGGACCCGGGCGAATGTAATGAATTAGGTCGAGCTAGTATGGGCTACAACGAAACTAAGAAAGGTGATGTTTCGTCTACAAAAGATGATGCACAATGGGATCCTGTAAATAAGATTAATGTTAGAGCAAACAATCAAACAAACTACGCAGAAGGTGAATTGAAATTTAGTCAAGATACTGACATTGTAAATGCAATCAATCAAACATTGATCAATAGTAAATTTATAGACGAAACATTTGACCCATCAAAATTGTCTGCTGAAGGATATAGAGGCTGGTGGAGAATTGATGTACAAACATATTATCTTCCCATAGATGACGCAACATTAAAACAAACTGGATCTAGACCTAAGTTGTTTGTTTATCGTGTAGTACCTTATTCTGTTCATGCTAGTAAAATAATGCCGCCTAATACTAAAGCTCCGGGATTTGATCAGTTAAAGAAACAAGCAGTTAAGGTATATAATTACATTTACACTGGCAAAAATGTTGACATTATAGATTTTAAGATTGATATGAAGTTAGGATTTATGCAAATGATGGCTGCAGATACTCTTGAGAAGTCACAAGATGTTGTATTAGAAGATCAAGAAGGCAGCGCAGACGAAAAATCAAAAAGAACTTCACCATTAGTAGACGGAAATGCTCCTAGTACCAAATTAGGAACTTTACCTACTGTTGTAAAATATCTTGGAACAATAACTAATACAGACAAGCAAGGCGGCGGTGGCCCCGACACTGAAGGTACTAGAGCCGCAAGATTATTCCATCAGGCGTTAACTGAAGGTGCTGACTTTTTAAAATTAAAAATGCGGATAATTGGTGATCCTTATTTTCTTGCACAAAGCGGTACAGGAAATTATACAGCTAAACCTACAGAATACAGTAATTTACATGCAGACGGTAGTGTAAATTATCAAAATGGTGAAGTTGATATAATAGTTAATTTTAGAACTCCCATAGATATTAATCAAGGTACTGGATTATATAACTTTGGTGGCGGCAGTCAAAGCGCACCTGTAACACAATTTAGCGGATTATATCAAGTATTAATAGTTCACAATTATTTTAAAGAAGGTTTATTCACACAAGAACTAACGGGACTTCGCAGATCTGGCCAAGAATTAGAAAAAGAAGGCCAGCCATACAGTTCAAAAAATCCGCCAAAGGCACCAGAGGAACCAAAGTAATTGTATGCCAGATATTAATAAATCATCATTCCAGCAACCTAAACCAAGGCCCGGCCCATACCTGGCTAAGGTTATTAGCCATCAACTTTCTACATATATGGGGCAATTAGAAGTTGAAATTCTACACCCAGTCGGTGGCTCAGGCGGCGAAACTACTTTACATACTGTGAGTTATATGAGTCCTTTTTACGGACAAACTAGTGTGTCACACCTAGGCTCAGATCCTGATGATTATAATAACACACAAAAAAGTTATGGTATGTGGATGATACCTCCAGATTACGGATCTACAGTAGTTGTATTTTTTATTGATGGAGATCCTAAACGTGGCTATTGGATGGGGTGTGTACCTGATGAAAATATGAATTTTATGATGCCTGGAATTGCAGCCACTGAGCAAGTAGTTGAAGGCGGCGGACGAATTCCAGTAGCAGAATATAATAAAAGAAGAAACTTAGCACAAACTGATAGTACACAATTTAAAAAACCTCGACATCCAATTGCAGACGTACTAGAACAACAGGGATTGTTAGAAGACGATATACGTGGAATTACTACTAGCAGTGCTCGTAGAGAAACACCTAGTATGGTATTTGGTATCAGCACACCGGGCCCTACAGATAAACGACCTGGCGCAAAAACAGGTAGAATTGGCAAGAAAGAATACCCAATTAATAATGCTCCTGTTAGCAGATTAGGCGGAACTACATTTGTAATGGACGACGGCGATGATAAATTTCTTCGTAAACTACCAGCAGATCAAGGACCGCCTGAGTATGCGGCAGTTGAACAAGGAGAATCAGACGGCGATCCTACATTGCCTCATAATGAATTATTTAGAATTCGTACACGCACCGGCCACCAAATACTATTACATAACACAGAAGATTTAATTTACATTGGAAATGCAAAAGGTACAACATGGATAGAATTAACTAGCTTAGGCAAGATTGACATTTATGCTAAAGATAGTATCAGTGTACATACAGAAAATGATTTAAATGTTACTGCTGATCGAGATATTAATTTTACTGCTGGACGAAATATTAATTTAAATGCAGGTGAAAATTTTAATGCTACAGCCGCTACTAATTATGAGATTAAAGCAGGTGCTGATGGAAAATTAACATGTGGAGGCGCTAGTAATATAAATGCTGGAGGTGATCACGTTGAAACTGCATCAAATATTCATATGAATGGTCCTACAGCAGATACAGCTGCCGAAGCTCCAAAAGCAAATAGAATTCCGTTAGTTGAACCGTGGGCCGGCCACGAAAATTTAGATCCAACAGCTACCTTGGCTGCTGATACTGAAGCATCGTTGAATCCAGCACAACAAGAACCTAGTATGTTTAAGCAATACACAACATCTACGGATACTTTTAAGAAGATTAAGGGCGGATAATAATTATGAGTTCAAACGCAAATTTATATACTAAAGTAGTTTTACCCGCGGTAAAGACTACTGATTCTATCGAATCAAAAATGTACAACGGGTTCAGTTCTGTAAACACGTCTACAGAAAATTTTAAATTATATGACATTGAACTAGTTAAACAAGATATACTAAATCATTTTTATGTTCGACAGGGCGAACGATTAATGCAACCTTCGTTTGGCACTATTATTTGGGATATGTTATTTGAACCGCTAACTGAGCAATTGAAAAGTTTAATTGTGCAAAATGTTAACGATATCCTTAACTCTGAACCTAGAATAAAAACAACTCAGGTTATTGTTTCTACATATGAAAGCGGAATTCAAATTGAATGTCAATTAACGTACCTTCCATACAACATCAGCGAAGCACTACAACTACGATTTGACCAAGTTAACGGGCTACTTACTCGATAAACTACCCATATAATTTTATTCAATAAATACTAATAATAGGACATACTATGAGCGCAATTGATAGACAAAACAGATTATTAGTGGCAGAAGATTGGCAAAAAATATATCGATCTTTTCGCAACGCAGACTTTCAAAGTTACGATTTTGAAAATCTACGCCGTACAATGATTGATTACATTCGTACAAATTATCCTGAAGATTTTAATGATTATGTTGAGTCTAGCGAATACCTTGCCCTAATTGACCTTATTGCGTTTTTGGGCCAAAGCATAGCTTTCCGTGTTGACTTAAATGCTCGT